CTATCGACGCCTCTGGGCCTTCTTCATAGCCTTTTCCTGTTGTTCATTAAGAATTGAAAAATATGCGGACCAAGCTATAAGTTCTTCTGGGGTGACCTCAGCCCAGAGGCGGGTGACGGTCATCCCAAGCTCTTTGGCCACCCCGAAGCTCAGCAGCATCCAGCTGTCCTTCTCAATCTGCTCCTTTAGTGCTTTTGGGCTCGAGGGGTTCCTCGTCTTCGGGGCTGGTGATGATCGCCATCATCAGCTTTTGCAGGTCCTCATCGCGGACCTCATGCTTCAGCTCGGCAATGTCGGCCTGCATGAACATGCGCTGCCCCGTCTCATCGAGGGCCTTGTCCACCAGCAGTTGCAGAGCAAAGGCCGTGGCGTCGTCACCCTTGACCGTGCGCTGGGCCTTGTCTCGCTCCGCCATGGTCAGCGGCCGGGACCAGAGACTGAAAATGGTGCCGTCGTTCAGCTCCACATCTTTGCGGCCGGGGACGAGATTGGCAGCCTTCTTCAGGCGATCGATAGGGCGTGGAGCAAGGGCCATGCAGGCGAGCAGTGACTTACTTACTTGAGTATAGAGGTAACTGGCCAGCAAAAAGCCCCCGCCGAAGCGGAGGCTCGAATGGGGACAAGTTCAGTCTGATCAGACGAACAGCTTGGTGGGCTGACCCGACAGGCTGAAGTTCAGCTCGGCGGTGGTCACTTCCTCAGGGCTGACGTTGATCGAGAAGCCCATGATGCTGATCGGTGCCTCGATGTAGAGGCTGTTGGTCAGATCGGGCTGGCCACCAGTGCCAGAAACGGTGTTGACGAAGAGGCGAACCTCAGCGCCACCCTGGTTCTTCCTCATGCTGTTAGACAGCAGGCGGTTGGCCAGGGAGTTGGTGTCGGTTGAAAACTGCACAGTCATGGTGCCTGTGCCGCTGGCATAGCCAGCCTGCATGGTGCGGAACGGTGCCATGGCACCCCCGCCCCCACCCACGCCACAGGGCAGGGACGTGGTGTCGATCTCTTCCCGGCTCAAGTCCAGAGAGAACGACTTGACCTGGCACACCGCAGCAAACTCGGCGTAGTCAACCTTGATGTGGTTGGCTGCGCCAGCAGTATCGGCAGTGCCAGAGCCGCCATCACCGTTGAGGGCGATGGCACCGCCGCCAGCCGTAGCTGCCACGCTGATCGTCGTGGCAGTGCGGGCGACGACGTAGTAGGTGGTTCCGGCAGTAAGGGCCGAATCCAGGTTGCCGGTCCCCTCTTCGGTGAACTTGACTGGATCGCCTACGCGGTAGTCGTTGTCATTAGGCACCGTGATGCTGGTGCCAGCAGGAAAGTCAGTGAAGTCTTTAAGGCAGTACTGGGTGGCTGCGGGTTGCATCCACAGGGACCCATCCTGTCCAGTCAAAACTGTGTTGGAGCTACAAATGCCGGCCATTAGTCAGAGAGCGAAGAACGTGGGGGCGTGCTTCAACACCTGCGGGGGTCAGGTTGCTTGCAGTCTAAACGGCTTCTGCGCGAGCCAGCCTCTTGGCTGCTTCTCGCCGTATTGCAGCTTGCCGATAGTTTTCGCGTGCCTCTGCGCTTTGCTGATGGCGTCCATGCTCGGCTTGGCGCTCCAGCCGCAGCTTTGACTGCTTAATTGTACGCAGCTTGGAAGCCGCAGCTCAGCCGAGCTAGGTAGTGCGGTGAATCGGACAGCGGGAAGAAGGATGGGCCTTCCATGGCGCGGACCCGTCCGTAGGCGCCGGTGGCTGGGTTGGGACCGCAGCTGTTGACGTTGTTCAGTGCTTGCGCCACCAGCGTCGCCAGTTCTTGGGCGCGCCCCGGCCCCCGGCCTTTGAGGGTGTAGATCTCCACCGTGACGACACCCCGCAGGCGCTCGTGGTTCTCCTGCAGCGTTTCCTCGGTCGTCAGGCCGAAGTCCACGCGCACGATGGCGTGCTCCTTGGCGGCGTCTGCGTCAGTGAAGATCTGGTTGTCGACGTAGATGGGGACCGGTGGGGTCGCACCTGCCATCGCAATGACTACGGGGCCCTCGAACAGCTGGCGTACCTGCTGCAAACTCATTGGAACCTCCTGAACACGTTGGTGAGCGTGCTGTTGATCGTGCGAGCCATCGGCCCCCCTTCACGGTAGATGCCGTACCAGTTCTTCACGGCAGTGCGGCCCTTCTTGTCTCCGCGCTTTCTGCCAACACTGGGGAGCACGTCCATCGCAAAGAGGCGGTAGTCGGCCCGGTTGCCGATGGTGTAGCCGCCGAGGTTGGGAGATGCGGGGATCTCTACGTCTGTGATCTGCCGCTGGGCTGGTGTTGGCCGCCACGTCTCCACCAGGGCGATGTTGGCCGGGACAGCCCGCTGGCCAGGGAGCACTTCCCAGAGGGTCTCGAATTGGCCGGTCCAGTAGGGGCCGCGCTCTTTAAGGTCGGTCACAATCGCCTGGGCCGTTTCCTCAAGGCCCTGCTCCAACGCCTCGCGGATGTCGGGGACCAGCTGGGTGAGCCGTCTCATTGCGGGCGGGCCACGCAAGCAAACAGCACCGGATTGTCGCCGCGGAAGGTGACGGGGTTGATCACCTTGGCGTGGATGGTGGTGCCCGCCTGCTGGTACTCAAAGCTGTCGGCAGTGGTGATGTAGTGACCGCCGAGCTGCGCGGGGTCGATGAAGATCTTTACGTCGGTGGCCTGGTACAGCCCCTGATACTCCTGCGGGTTGATCTTGGTGATCACCACCTTCACCGGCGTGCGCGTGCTGGTGTCGAGGATCTTGCCGGTGGCGGGGTCGTAGGTGCCCGGCGCTCCGCTGGTCACAAAGGTGGCGTCGAGCCCCCACTCCTGAATCATGGGGCCGGGGATGGGGCCGAAAACTGTGTCTACGCGGCTCAAGAGCGGACCCTCCGAATCAGGTTGCCGGCGCCCAGGTCGACGTAGCACTTGAGCAGGTCCCGCAGCCAGGGGAACTGCTGCAATACCAGCGGCCCTTTAGGCGCTGTGGTGGTGGCGGTGGCGGTTGACGCCCCGCTGCGCGGGTCGAAGTATTCGACCTCGAGGGCGTCGAGCTTTTGCCTCTTCACCGGGCCAACAGCTGCGGTGGCGACAGTGGTGCCGATCATGGCCCCCTGGTTGCTGTGAAGCGCAAGCGCCAGCTCGGCCACCGCTTGGACCATCGCCGGCGGGAGGTCTGGGCAGGTGGCAGCTACGCAACAGTCGGTGGCGTCGATTTTGCGGGGCCAGGCGAGTGGCTGGGCGGGGTCACACTTATCCCCCTTCCAGCACAGCGTCTCCAACCAACGGGTGGCTTCTGACAGCGCCGTGTCCTTTTCTGTGGAGCTCAGCAGCGCCCAGGCCGCGCCTTTGAAGCTGTTGGCAAAGTAGGTCGTTGCGTCCGTCTGATTCAGGTACATGACTACAGCGGCACAGCAATAACGGTGTAGCCCCGCTTCTGCAGCTGGCGCTTCAGCTCGGGCGCCTGCTCAGGACTGCAGTCCCGGACCGGCATGAAGCCGGTGGGCTGCCGATGCCGCGGCAGCTTCTCATTCGGCTCAAGGTAAAGCCGTACTGCACCCAACACCGCGACTCGAACAGGGGTAGTTCGAGTCTAAGCGGCGCATGAAAAAGGGGCCCCGTAGGGCCCCGATCTTCCACCGCTGGAAACGTAGCTCAGGGATTGACAGCGAAAGCGCTGTTGACCGTGAGGCGCACCAGGGGCACCATCTTCGGGGTGGAGTACACCAGGCTGTAGTTGGCCGGGGTGGCGTAGTCGGTGTTGGACGGGTTGTCCGTGCCCGACTGCCAGGTGACACCAGGAATCGCCAGAGCACCGTGATAATCGGCGGCCAGGATGTCCTGGAAACTCAAGATGTTTACGTCGTAACGCAGGCGGAAGTCGCGTTGCACGCCTTCTTGCACCGCACCCGGAGCGAAGATGTACACCGGGAACTTGTCGCCGTTGGTGGCGTCGGTGGTGGGAGTCAGGGTGTCGTCCTGGACCACGCGGCAACCGGCGAAGGTGCCGATTTCCATGGCGCCAGGGCCGATGCCCACGCCACCGCCACCCCAGCTGATCCCGGCGCCGGGGCTGATGGAGGAGGTGGAGAAGGTCATCAGGCCGGTCTGGATCAGACCGTTGATGACAGCGGAGTGGGCGGCCAGAATGGTCAGGCTGCTGCCGCGCTCACCCAGCACGTTGCGGGCGCGAAGCAGGGAGCCGGCGGTGAGGGTGTTGGCCTCGCCAAGGGCACCAGCAGTACGCGCAACGCTCACGGCGTTGGGAGCCAGCGCGGTGCCGAACACGCCGGTCAGCATGGAGCTGAGCAGGCGGGTGCGGTTACGCCGCATGGAGCTGGCGATGTAGCTCTGGATGGCGGCGAGAGGGTCCGTGCCGGAACCCATGCCCGAAAGTTCATCCGATGCCGCAGAGAAGCCCCGATGGAAGATAGGGACAACACTTGAGACAGCGTTGATCTTCTGAGGGGTCAGATAACCCGCGCCAGATACACCCCAAGTAGCATTACTTTCGATTCGCTCCTCTTCTGCTTCGAAGGGGCGATACATCGGCAAAGTAATACGAACTCCGCCCTCGCGGCAGTCCAGGGCTGAGTTCCGAGCGATGATGCCGCTCTGAACCCAGTCGCAACGG